TGCCGCAAGCGCCGCCTTCTGCTGCCCAAGCAACTGACTTTGCTTCAACTGCGCTTGCTCCGCCTCAGCCTGCCCCTGCTGAAGCGCCACAGACCGCTGCTGACTCGCAATCAAAGCATTATTCGCCACGATTTGCGCGTTATAATTCGCCGATTTCTGCGCCGCATCCGCCTGATTCGACGCCGCAACGCCCTGCATCGCCGCCGATCCAGCCGCAGCCACCGCAGCAATAGCCAATAATGGTGTACACATACTCACCCCGCCCGCATTTCAAATTTAACCATCAACAAGCCCGGTTTAAACTCCGCCGTCTGCAAAAAAACAAACCCCAAGCGCCGCAACCAACGGATAGTCTTAAGATTGCGGCAATCCACCCAATTAAACAACACCGGATAGCGCTCCAACATCAGCGCCACCCTAAGCCGCGCCTCGGCATGCAACCGAAAGCCATAGCTATCCAATAGATCAGTACCCACCAGCCAGGGATTACCCGACACAGACACCCCGCCAATACAAATCAAATGATCGCAAACCCGCGCGGCAAACAAAAAATCAGGATCGCTGAGCCTAACGGAGTCATAAACAGCAGAGTATCTAGACGTATAATTAGGTATACAATCCAGTTCATCCCTATCAGCCTGACGCATATTTTCTATCAGCACCGCCATATCCGCCGTTGTCGGCGCTCTAAACTCAATCTCGCTAGCCCTCATTCAAAACCCTCCCAATCTGCGGATACTGCGGAAAAAAACTAAACCTATCGCCATCGTCCGCCTTCCAACTGCCAATTCCTGCAAAGCCGTCGGCCAACGCCTGATTAACCGCCCTGCTCATCGTCGCCGGCGTTCCCATAAACGCCGCGCTGCCAAAATTCGACCAGGTATTTTCGGCGTCTTGATTGCTCATCAAGCCCTCAACCAAAAACCCCTGCGCCAATCCGTCCCAATAGTCGGTGTTGGTGTCAACGCCGCCGGTCCATGTATCTGAAAACGCATTACACCCCACCAGTACCCGGCACCTAAAGCGGTAGGGGATAGTAGTCAAAACATATTGATACACCTCATTCCAAAACCACTGCGGCGCATGCGGTATAGCTGTCGTGCTGCCGGCGTTCTCGGTATAGGTCATGATATGCATCATATCCACCCGCTGTACCAACGTTGCATAGTCACACCAGCCGGTCCACGTAGCCACCAAATCGTAAGAAGTGCCGGTAATCGCCGGTACCGCTATATGGCATTCTTTGCGAATGGCGTGCAGCGCATCCGCCGCAGCCAAAATAAACGCAGTCGCCGCCGCGCGGTCTGTTTGCAGCACATTCTCAATATCGATAATCGCCCCGTCCCAGCCATCCGCCGTCACGGCAGCAACGAGAGCCGTTACATAGCCCGAATACGCGCTAACCACCGTATGAGCCAATGCGCCGTCAAAATCACCCAGCGCATAATTAAAATTAGTCACATACAGCAAACATTTAATCCCGCGCGACTGCAAAAACGTCTTATCGTTCGGATAGGCGGCGACCTCGGAAACAGCGCCGTGACCCGTACCTGTCGCCCAGCTTTCGCCGGCGGTAAAAGAGCCGCTAAAACCCGTAATCGAACAAATCGAATGATTAGCATCACCATTAAACCACTCCACCACGCCAGAACCCGAAGGCCCGCTAATTGACTGAGCCGCCGAAATCGTCCCGGTAATCGCCGCACTAAACGTAATGTACGTGCGGCCATCGTTAAGCCGGCTTTTATAAATACCGCCAGCCGCATTAAAGCTATAAGCATCAAACCCCACGAACTTAAGCGCCCCGTACGCGTAACGTATCGTTGCATTTCCCCCGGCATCCGGCTCAAGACTGGTCTGCCATTTCACGCCACCGTGTTGCGCATCCGGCCACAGCGCCCCACAAAACGCCGCCAAATTATTCAGGCTAGTTGCAATCGGCGCATCACCATAAATCAACAACCGCGCCATCGCCCACTTAGTTTTTCGTATGCCGGGTTCATCCAGCAGACCATCTACATGATTGACGCTTGGCCAAGTGCCTTGCCCATCCACAAACCCACACGCGGCCATCACAGCCTTCATGCCGGCGCTAATATCCTGGGTATTGGTCAATATAGCCGGCCCAGATGCAGCCTCATCATATGCGCCAAACGGATAAACAATCCGCGTCGGCGATCCAGAGGAACCGGCGACATAGGAAAAAGTTTTAATGAATGGCCGACCAACCGCGTAATTGCTGGCGTAAATATCAGAACCTGTGTTTTGCAAATAATAAGCCGCCGGCGCAGTGCCAAAACCATACACATAAGGCACCGCGCCATACTGATCGACATAAATACGCAGCAAAGAGGCCTGTCCGGTATAAGGGCAGGCATTGTTGGTCAAAAAACGAATCCAATAATTGCCGCCACCAAAGGTATAAGGCGTATCCAGCGTAATTTCCTGCCAGCCATAATCTGTATAGTTTGGCGCAAAAGTCGCGACCAGCGTCCAAGGCCCGGTATGCGAGGTGCCTATATAGCAACCCGCTTGGATAGGATAATAGTCGCCCAGGTTAGCTACAAACTTAAACGCCAGCGTGTAAGCAGTATGCGGCACGTCAGGCACGTACAAAAATTGGCTATCAACCTTAGTGCCATCAAGATAGGTCCCGAACGCGACACCGACATACAACAACGGCGATTCCTCAAAATACCCATTGTCGTGCTCAGTCCACACCGCCGCCAAATACTGATTAATCGCTTGATTATTCGTCAGCAAATCCGCCTGTATCGCCGCGTCAAATGTTGCCGTACTCACCAGCGCCCCTGTGCCATCGCCTAAAATCATCACCGGCACGGCAGGCATGGCCGAACCAGCCGGGTAGTCAATCATAGTCGTAACGTTATTAACGCCAGGGACAACAGACACACAATTTGACGTGCAACTAAAATTGCCGGTAAAGTCCGGCAGCGCATAACAGCGCATCAAACCCGGCCCGATATTCTGTGTCGCAAACGTCAACGTGTACGATGTCCCGGCTACCACAGCAAACGGCGTCGTCAGCTGAAGCGTAACAAACTCCCGCTCTTTCCATTGGGACCGAGTTGGATATGCTGTTGGCTCAATCACACCAGCAAACACCAATGTGGCTCCAACAGTAACATGCAAACTTACTGCATAGCCAGCCCCCGCCGGTACGCCCAACGCCGCCCAAAAGCGGATAAGGCTCACAGTCATAGATAGCGTAGCATTGAACGTAATGGCAGTAGTGATAGGTGTCGAGCCGGCAGTCACCCCGCCCTGTGGTGTCAGTGTCGCCGCGTCGGTGCCCATGATCGGCAAGCCCCAACTCACGCCCTCAATGTAGGACCAATCCCACCAATTGCGCGTATCACCAGCCTTTTTATGGAAAACCATGCCGTTATCGTTCCACCAAGGCCCTTGCATAATCGGCTGAGTATCGCCCGCCACATCACTGATATTCAAGTGATGCAGATTATAGGTATGGCTCATAATCTCGCATAAGCCGCTGGCCACGTAGCCCTGCAAAGTCGCCCAACTAATAAAATCGCCCTCGGGATTGCGCAGGTGCAAGCGCCGGCCAATAATCGCCACGCTAAACGGTATCTTATTCTGCATCAGCCAGATCGCAGCTAGGCTAATAGACGCTAAGCCGTCATCAAACTGTATACAAGCAATCGGCCCGGCAGGCGTCCACGCCCCAGATCGCCACGCGCTATATTGAGTCGGCGAAACAAACTGATAACCCAAGTTCTGCATATAATTAATATGCATAATAAAGTGATCCATCCGCTCCCGATATGTCAATCCCACGCTGTTAGCCGCCACAAAACCGTGATACACAATCACCACATTGTTCAAGCCGTTGCGCCTAAAACTAGCCATTGCTTACCACAATCAGGCTAAACTGCAAGCCCACCGCGCCAGCAGCAAAGGTAATATCCATGCTGGTGTAATAACTCGCAGCGCCCACCACGGTTTGATTCAGCACCCAGCTAACCGCCGAATTATTCCCATTGACGCATATATATATAGTGGGCGCAGTCGCAAAGGTCAGCGACGGAAACGTAATATGCACCGCCGTACCCGTAACGCTAAAGGTCTCAGCATAACTAATTCGCTGCAACGCCGGCAAATTGGTCGGGTTCTGGATCATATCCAGCAGCTGCTGCGACAGGATCGCCAAGTAATCAATAATCGGATTAATCACCCCCGGCCAAAACCCGCCGGCGGAACTGATAGCCGCTTCCTGCAGAAAGGGTAGCGCGGAAATGATGGTCAGCGTATAACCCGCCGGCAATGCATTCGCCAGCGTCACAGTGCCGCCAGGACCCGCCAAAGCACCGTTCACGCTCACGGTAAAATCAGTACCGTACGTCAGCTCCACCTGACCGACCACAGCGGAGGAAATCGTACAAGCCACTTGCGTAGGATCAAACACCAAAAACGGAAACGAAAACGTACTTACCAGCCCGTTGCCACTATACACCGCCCGCCGCGTTGAAGAAGTAACCGCCACTTAACCCCCTGCCGCGATTTCCATCGCTACATAAGAAATTTCCAGCGGCAAAGGGTCGCTCATCTGCACATACACCATGCCATCCTGATTGCTATCCGGCATGATCGTCAATTGATACTCACCACTGAACAACGGCGGCGGCGTACCCGGCGCTTGATTATCCCGCAACGTAATAGCGTTTAATACCGCCAGTGACGGACCGGCTTTAAACGCGCCGCTGTTCACGATCCGCGCCCAGATCTTGTTAATATTTTTAACGTGGCCAAAACCAAACGTCTGATCTTGGAATGACGCCGGCGGCAAACCCATTTGACACGTCATCGGCAAACCCACCTGCACCACAGTTGCCGCCGCATCCAACGTAATTGCGCCACCAGTAACAACCTTTTGGTTATTCACCGCGCCATCGCCCAGCACGTTGACCGTCTGCCCCTCAAGCCAAGTAATGCCGGATATAGTCGTTATTGGTCCGGTTAGCGACGTATACGTAAACCCGCAATCTACACAATACGCACTTGATTGCGCGGTCCACTGCCGGGTATCCATATATTCTATATAGCGCACGGTAGCGCCATTAATTACCCGCCGCACCACCAAATACAACACATCGTGATCGGTCTCTGTCACGGTTGCTATGGATTCAACAAACCCATTAACTGTCACATGTTGGTGCCAGGCTTGGACCTGCTGATCCGGCAGATACGTGCAGCCCAACAACACACCCGTACTGCTCAGCGCCCAGATCACTGGATAAGGCGAACGGCTATACGCCAGATCGACAATCGTATAACCATCAAACAAATGCTTAGACATCAAAGACAAATCATCAGACTGATAGCCATTCATCTGCCACGAATAAGACATCGTACGCAAATGACCACCCACAGCCGCGACATAAACCGCCAAATTATTAGCAATCACAGGCTGCACACCGGAAGCGCCGTTTTGCGCCTGCGCTTTGATGGATATGGTTGAAGGCGTCAGCGCCGAGCCATTATCAGAAAATATCCGCCATTCGGTCGAAGCCGTCAGCGCGATCATGTCCAACAGCGTCACCAAATGCGAAATAAAATTAGCTTTCTGCGCGGCAATCGCAACCCGCAAAGCGTCATTAGCTTGCGAGGGGATGGAATAATTCATATTGTTTTGGGTACCGGACTGGGTACCCCATAAATTCTCGGGCTGATTATTCGTCCCAGCAAACCAGCGCCGTTGCTCGTAATAACCCACAGCAGACGGATAATTTCCAGTAGTCGTGAACAGCATAGCGCTGGTAGAGCCGTAATCGTAATCGTGTTGTGGCGGCGTCCGCGTAAAATCCGGCGTAATATTATTATCAATCAACTGCAACGCAGTCACCTGACCCACAAACCCAAACGCACCGGAAATCGACTTATAAACATTGTACAAAGTCGCGCCGGACACAGTCGCCCAGGTAATCGTATTAAAATTGCCGGAAATCGTCAGATCATTAGACACCGGTGTAGTATTCAAAGACGCTACGGATTCTTCGAGACCGTTAGAATCCAGCGCCGTAATCACATAAGTCTGGGTATTCGGATAGCCGGCATGGGCATAAGTCGCCGCACACGCGGGCGACGTAGGCGCTAAAATAAGCGACGCAAACGACACCGGCACAAACGACCACCAAAGATTCCCGTACCTCCGCAACTCCATAGGCGGATACTTTGGATGCACCAACGTAACAATATCGCCGGACTGCACATAATGAATATCGAATAAATCCGCCTCAGCATAACTATTCGCTACTTGATAAGGCGTCTTAGACGCGTCCGACGGCGCAACCGCCCAATAAGCCCCGGCCACCGGCACAACATTAGTATTTGCGGTTAAGCAATTCCAGTTAAACCCCCCATAAAAAACGACCCAGCCGGGTTTATATGCCTGGGTGTTGCTCCAGCTCGTACAGTTGCCAATCAGCAACTGAGCGCCCAAACTCCAAAACCGAAAATACCCGGCGCCAAGCTCAAGCACAAAGGTCTGCGAAGCCGAAAACGAAAATGAAATAATCCGCGTCGGCTGTGTACTATTCAAGATACTGCCGGCATAGCGGGTGCCGCCCCGCGTCATCACGCCACCCTGAGGCAAATGCAAAAAATTCTTGCTCAGCGCCAAGCCGTTTTTAACCGGCGCAAGATCCACCCGTCCATATAATGACGGGCAAATTTCGCCGCCGGAAAAACTATTGGTGATAGTGCGTATATTCGGCATTATCGACCCCTAGTCAATCCCACGAATACCACCACCCCAAGCATAATGACAGGCGTAAGCATCAAACCGTAATACACAATACAAACTAACGTAATCATGCGCGACTCCTAATACCAGCCGGCACAGAAACTGGCCGCTGGCGACGATACTGCCCATCGTTCTCGACCGCATCGCTAAACACGGCTGAAAAAAGTTTACCGAATTTTTGTGCCGCCGCCGCGCCCGTATCGCCCTTCAAGATTGGGCCGGCCAGATAAGAGGCAAGCAGGGTCGCTAAAGCCTCAGCAAACATTGGTTGATACACAGACGGGTCATTAAAATTATTACTCACATACACCAGCACCGCGCTATCAAAGTTAGAATACAGCGTACTGCCCTGCACCTCGTATTCAATTGCGGCATTAACGTTTGCCGGCACTTGTGAGCGATACGGCGAGTAATACAAAGGCGCGGACGCAGCGCTTTTTATTTCCACCAACGAAAAATAATCAGCAGGCAGCGTGTACGCATACGTCCAAAGCGGATTAGAGTTGTTCGTAGCTTGGACCAGGGCAACAGTCGTAGTCGCAAACGCCCAAGCATGTTTGTCCATCAGCACATTCAGCGCTTGCGGATAATAAATAGCGCAATAATTAGCCTGCATGGACCCATCAGGCGGACTAATGCTCGATACAGTTGCCACGTCGCCCAGCTTAGCCAGCGCGAGGTTGCATATTTGGGGTTGGGTATAGGCCATTTTAGTTCACGCTACTGCACGTAAACACCGGCGTACCGCTCGCCCAGTTCGCCAAAAACATCGCCCCGGGCGGCAACATAATGGTCTGATTAGCCGCCGGCAATTGTTGCAACATCCCGCCAGAAATCAGCCAATAGGTAGGCGTCACCGCCGATCCGGTAATCACAATCTGTTGCGTATATTTCGTGCGGTTCACGTACGGCGCATACGCCAAATAGTTACCACTTGCTTGCGCGGTCAACCGGCCTTGCAAATTGATCGTCGTACCCGCTACACTTTGCACAACCTCAGGCAAAGCCAACCCGCCGCCAGGGCTATTATTAGCAGCCGCAGTGCTCAATAAGACCTGACCCATCGCCACACCGGTTGGCGTAGCAGAGGCAACCATTGATGACGTTCCAGAAGCCCCTCCCGAGCCAAGCGTAAACGCCACTGCTTGCGGCAATGTCAGCACCTTGGGCAGCACATCATCAACCGGAATAATGTTAAAACTCTTAATCGTAAATGCCGGCATCTGATTGCCGGACGGACTAACAGGCAATCCGCTAGCGATATACACATACAAGTTGTAATACTCAAAATTAGTGTCGGTTGCAGCTGGTATAAATGGCGGTGTGCATAATATAAGCTGCTGCCCAGCGGGCAGCATTCCGCTAATACCCTGATTAGTATAATAATTACCTACGGCGGTTTCGTGCCGATTAGCATAAGCTAAGTTGATACCCGGATTGCTTTGGCTGTTTAGCTCAATATTCCAAATATTTGTCGAGTTGTTGATAATAATTTCTGCCACGGCCATATAGGTCGTGTTCACATTCAGCGGGTATGAAGTTGAGTTCATTGTCGCAAGAAAACCGCTAGTGCCCTGAACATAGCCACTCGTATACCCAGTGATAACAACATCAATCCCGCCATTCGGATTAGCATTTGCTGTCGCTGTGCATTGCGCGCAATTCAGCGCCCAAGGCGTATAGTTTTGGTCCCGTGTCGTGCCGTTTGTTGTGCCTGCCCCGGAACCATCGCCCACAAAATTAGGATTTAAAATCGCTGTTTTCTGCTGCCAGGTAGGCTGCCCGCTTTGATAGTTCAGCTTGGGCACAATCATTTTGTTCTGAAACAGCCACGGAAACTGCGCGATCAAAAACTGAGCGCGTAAAATTTCGCCCATCATATTGGGGTGTATGCCGTCCGGTACGCCAGAGCTAACGTAGGTAAGATAGGCTTGTAATGGAATGCCGATATTATTAGGATCAAGTCGAGAATTATTATTCTCGACAATAATATTCGAGTATAGATTAGGCAGTCCCTTAATAAACGCGCAGGCAAACTGGTAAAGAAGTTGATTGGTATATATCGTTACCGACGCACCTGAAGCAGCTGCAACAACTGCGCTATCATTGCGGTTATTACCATTAGCAGATGTCCAGCCGGCGTATAAAGTAGAAGGATCAGGTAAATAAAAAAACGAAGGATTAGGGCAAGAATAGCAAATAACAATATTAGGAAACTTCTGCTTCCACAGCTCAACATCGCGGATAATTGCAGCAGCAATAACAAGCTTACCAGCCGCCAAAGTACCAGACCACATGGCTATATCGTTTTCCAGTTCATTATGACAAAACACAAGCTGCGGCTTATCGATATACGCATCAAGCACAGCTTGCTTGCGGTTTAACATATTGCCAGCAGAACCCGTATTTAATATAGCGCCAGAATAACCATAGCAACCAAGATGGTCTAAAACCTCATCAGCGGCAGAACCAGATTGCACACCAAAATTAATTGGATGCGATCGCGCCCGATCAAACGCCGCGCCAGACAGCATATGTAATGCGGTCATCAACCCGTTAGCTTGCCAAAAAGGCGACAAGCTAAACGAATTCATAGCGCTACTCTGGGCATTTATACCCGACAGCCCAGCAATGGAGTTTCCAGTACTTGCAGCGGACCAACGACTAGATACCAGCGCCCCAATATTACTAGGCGTCACAGAACCATAATCCAGTGCGCTTGCCGGCACAACTGGATACTGTTTTCCGTTCGGCCCCTGAAGCGCAATCAGTGTACTGCTATCATCCGAATAAACCCCCGCCGGAGCCGGCCCCAATCTGCTCATACCCTATCCCCCAAAATGAAACTTACCACCCAACAGCCAAGTCACCCCGGTTGCCAGCACCCCCACGGTAAACACAATCCCGGCAATAAACCCCCGTTGCCGGGTTTGAAACTCCAACACCTTATCAATCTTCTCATGCAGATCGCCCATATAAGCGTCATGCCCATTGGCCCGCGCCTCCAGTCTCGCCAAGCGTTCTTGCTCTTCCGCGCTCATTTCCCACAATCCCGCTCATAACTCATTTTCGCCACCGCCGCCGCTTTCAAATCCGCATCGCTCATCGCCGCCAACTCAGCTGGGCTAAACGGTCTTAACGGCTGTAGGCACTGCGATTGCAACGCCGGCGTTATTGCCTGCATTCCCTGTGCTGTCCGCACTAGCTGACTGTTCGAGCAAGCTAATAAGCTGCTCACGACTAAGGCCGCCAACAGCAGTTTTAATTTCATCATCACTCAACCCCTTAGCCTTTTCAGGCGTAAAAATAGCCGCCAAACTCCCCACAATCCCAATCAACGCCGGCAAACCGGTCGCCAAAGCCCCGACATAATTACCAGTCGCCACACTAACCAACGTATCGGCCACATTCTGCGCGATGGTCGGAGCCAAAGCCGCCCCGCCGACCGCGCCCAGTAGAGTTGACTGTTCACCGGACCGCGCAGACATATAATCCCCAACAGCACCGGCAGCACCCGAAACCATCCCCCCAAAGCCGCCAGACGCACCCGCAGAAACCGCCCCGGACACCGGCACAAACGACACATTTCCCGCACCATCCACCACCTGCCTAAAAAAAGTATCAGCCATAACTAAACCGCCGCCGGCAGCACCAATTCAGCCGTATAATCAGCCGCACTCAAAATGCTAGCGGCCCCGGCGGCATCGGTAATCAAATAATCACCCACGCTCACAGCCCCCTTAGCCGGCACCACCGCCCCCGACTGTGTCGACACATTCACCGCCGTAATCTGATCCGCCATCACCGTAACAGTAATAGTCTTCTTCAACTGCACTTGCTGACCTGCCATAAAACCCCCAAAAACAAAAAATCACAACACACACCCAAGGCACACACCACGCACAACTACACCGTTTCGGCTTCCTGAAACTCCTCAGCCGACACAGTCGCCACCGGCCCCTTCACCTCCACCCACTCCGGATGCACCTTCCCATCCGGACAATTCGCCACATCGTAATCAAACTCAGCCCCCGGCGCATAATAGCCACCGTTCAAAAAGCCGCCCATCGGCGTAATAAATCGCTTAAACACTGGTCTTTTCTTTGCAACCGCCATAAATCCTCCAAACCCCGTAGGGTGGGCACTGCTTTTCGTGCCCACGAGGGTTAAACCAAAAACCGTGGGCACAAAACCCGTGCCCACCCTACAATTGCTCTTTAAATAATCCCAAACCCACTAGGATAAAAATCCCTACCGTCCTGAATCTCAACCCCAAAATCCGCAAACACCGCACCAGCGGTACCGGTGCCGGTCGGTACAAACCTAAACCCCCAATAGCGTTGACTCAAACTCGTCGTATTCGCACCCTGTGGCGAAATATAAGGCGACAACTGCAACGCAAACGAAGCGCCGGCGGTTAAATTCGCCACCGGAATCGCCTGCAAAGAATTATGCACCGTCAAATTCGTAGACAAGGCCGCATCATCCGCGCTCACCACCTGAATATCCAAATAAGTCAAACCGGTAAACGCAACCGTAACCTGAAACCGCGCATACAGATCAGAGCCCTCGCCAATATCCCGCTTCTGACTCAAATCCAAAGAACTGGTAGACAGCACGGCAGTCGCCCCGGTCACCGTCTGCCCGGTAATCGTACTCGTCACCTGACCAGGACCACCCGGCGCGCCCTGGATCTGCGCAATCGACCCCGCCAAAATCAAATTGTTATCCACAAACATAAATCACCCCTAAAAAAATCAACACGCCGTCATCTGGTTCCCAAGCTCCAGCTTGGGAACCCCGTCTTGGAAGCTCTAGCTTCCTGATACGCTAAAGCAAGCAAGAGCTTGCAAGACCCAGTTCCCAAGCCAGAGCTTGGGAACCAGCGTTTAAAATTACGAAATCACCGCCTCAACATTCGAAATCGCATCCACCTTACGCAAAGGAATCCCCTCAAACGAAGCCCAACGTTGCACGGTGCCAAACTGATCAGCCCCCTGCTCCAAAGCCAACGCATAAGTAGACTTCTCCATCGCCTGTCTACGCAGCAAGGAATACACCGACCGATTCATATAAAACGCCGGCCTCAACCCCGCCATATTCGGAATCCTATCAATCGCCCGCAGCATCAAATGGATCAACTGATTAGCGTAAACAGTACCCGAGCCCACCTGTTGATTGCCGGACATCGCCGCAAAGGTCGAAGTATCCAAATTACAAATCCGCACCACATAGCGCCAATCCTTCACGCACAAACCGTTATCCCAGGCGTAATGCGCCTGATAAGCTTTGTACGGATTATTCGCCGTGTCATACACCGTCAACAAGCCATCGTCCTCATAATTCAAACCCGCCTTAGAGCCCTTCGGAAACGGACAAAAAACCGAATTTTCCCCCCAACAGATCAACCAAACCGAAGTCTGCTGATTCGCCGTAACCCCGCCGCCGCTTAAGATATTCGCCGCATTCCCAGGATTCGCGGAAATAGCCGAATAGCGCCCGCTCAACCCCAAATACTGCCGAGGATCGCCGCCGGAAACAGCAGGGTTAGGATTCGCATAAAACATCGCCCAAGCCTGTTCCTGATTCATCGCCTCCATAAAGCCGGAATCCTCAGACTGCCTAAACGCCGCCGCATTGCCGTTCAGCTCCATCAACTTCTGATCGACGCGCGAATAAGCCTCCAACATCCCGCACGCTTCATCCACCTGCGCAGTGGTGGATTTGCTGCCCGGCACCCCTTGGTTAATCGACCGCCAATACACCGCCGGCAAGCCGGTTCTAATCGTACAACGATGTCCAGTCGGTAAATTCCCTTCCAAAAACACCGCATCTTCTAAAATCTCGTTTTGCTGAGACAAAATCTCAGCAATCCGCGTCTCAATCCCGCCATCCGGCGCAAGCCGCTTAGCCCAATCGGCCAAGGTCAACGCGCCCGCTGCTAAAGCTGCCATACGTCACACTCCAAAAAATCGTTAGGGCTTAGGGAAGATGGTTCAAACAGCAACGGCATTGATTCCTAAGCCGCACCCGCCGCCAAATAAACCATCTGCGCTAAACACTCAGCCGTAAATTACGTTTACATCAAATCGATTGGTTACAAGCCAATCTGTCTTAGACCCAGACCTTAACTCTGCTGTCCAATAAACCGAAAATTGCTTTGTCATTTCATTAGCTTTTCTTGTTGCTTCATCGAAATTCATAATCACACCTGCTTCATCTTCATTATTTCAACCCAGGACTATTCGGATACATAAGACGTGCATCGCCCGTTGCCCCGCCTAACCGCGACGATCCCGCAACCACGCCGTCTTCCTTCAACATGCTGCCAATTTTCACAAACGCCTTAACCAAATCCGGATGATTGCCTATACCCGTCTGATCAAACAACAGCTTCAACTCATCCGGCACAAACTGCTTAACGGCTCTAGCCGCCGCAGTCATAGACGCATCAAACTTATCGCCGCCGATTTCCGCATCGGCCTTGGTCTCATTAAACCAAGCTGTTTTTTGCGTTTCCAGCGCTTGCGCCTGTTGCGCCAAAAGCCCTTGCGTCAACTTCACGCCCAAATCCGTCAGTTGTTGCGCCTGCTCCTGCTTCAAACCCATAGCCTGAGCCACGCCCTTAAACTCCCCCAGTAACTCCGGGTTTAACGTAACGCCCTCCGGTACACTAAAATCCGCGTACTCAAGCGCCGCCCCTTGCGCATCCCCGCCGGTTTCAGCATCGCCTGAAGCCGCGCCAGATTCCACAGCTGCGCCACCCGCAGCCGCACCTGCCGTTCCATCCGCGCCCGATCCGCCCGCTGCTTGATCACCCGCACCCGCACCGGCAGCACCTGCCGCACCTTGTTGGCCGGCAACCCCGCCCGCGCTTTGTGTAGCTCCCGCACCTTCACCCCCTAAAACTGTAGATACACCCGCACCAGAGCCCGCGCCGCCTCCAGCCTCACCCGCGGCAGCTTCAGCCATCAAAACCAATCTCATCGCCCTAATCAGCGTCATCGCTCACCCCCTCCTGCAACAATAAAATATAAAACCCCGGATACTCAGCAAACAAAGACTGCAACCACAGCCCCACCGCCCGCTTACCCTCCAAAAACGCACTTAATCTATCGGACTCCGCAAACGTACCGCGATGCGTACCGCACTCACCCAACAGCCGCCGCACAAACCGCCGACCGGCATGCGTCTCGATCACCGCCTTAAAATCAGCATCCTCCAACAACTTACGCAGCCGGTTACGCTCCTCAATTTCTCGTTGCTGTTGGCGTTCGGTTAACAGACTCATAGGGGTAATCACGCGCCCACCGCTGCAAACCGCGGCCTCACAATCGCCGCCTTAGCCAACACATCCGCCGAATAATTATTCCCGGTCGTCCCCACATCCATGCGCTCAACAGTCCGCACATTCCCCGGTCCCACGTTATAAGCCGCAATCGCCCCGCGCAACTGATCAGCCTTAGACCAACTCGGATGCGCCCGGCTCACCGCGTTCAACATATCCCGCAAAATCGTCGCCGCCTGCGTCACATGCTCCACGCTCGAAGGCTCGCCGACTAACTGGTGATGGCGGCGGTCAACCTGCATAATCCCGTAACCAAAGCCATGATCACCAAACCCTTTAGGGTCTAAATTCTTCCCAAAACAAGACTCCCGCCAAGCAATCGCCGCCAACACCTCAGGCGGCAACACCAACGCCGAACCCACCGACACAAAAATATCCCTCAATGCTGGTGAAATCATAATGGGTTACCTGTGCTGCCATGTTTCTCAAGAGCCGCTACCGCTGTAGCAGCCACCTGAATTAATTCCGCTAGAGCGCTATTTCTTCCAGGATGGTTTTTACACCAACCCAACTTAGCCTCATTAAGCTCAGCCTCTAATACCAACAAATACCCTGATAAATTTTGCTTTTTATCATCCAAAGCACCCCATTTTTCGTCTTGTTTATTGCGCTCTATATCAATCAACGCATAGACTTCTTCTCTGGTTAAAGCCGTCATCAAACCCCCGCCTTAAGCGCCGCCTGCGCCCTCATAGATTGCATCAAATCCCCCGCCGCCGTCCCCGGCTGCGTAGACACCGACCCCGCCTTATTCATCACATCAGCACCCTGCTGCATCATCGCCATCTTCTGCTGTTGCGCCTGAGCGTCCGCCCGCTGTTGGCGAATCAACGCCACCTGCTTATCGGACACAATAAGCTGTGGATCCACCCCCAACTTCTCCGCCAAGGCATCCGCATACTCATCAGCATTCAGCTTATCCAAAATCGAAGGCGCAAACGTTGCGATCTGGCCGATAGACTGCGCAAACCGTTCCATCCCAGACACCGCCACGGCTTTTTGAGCCTGAGCCAAAATCGACACATACTCAATATTCAGTTCATGCCCCGCCAATTCCTGTGGTGCCGGGGGCAACAAGCCACCTTCCAGCAACCGCGCAAACGTCGTCTCAATCAAGGGAGCCAAAAGTTCATTCGAAAGCCGCTCCACCACCGGCCCCAGCATCAACATCTTCTCTTCATTTCGAGCGGCAACCTCGGTCGCAGTCATAGAGCCATTCGCCGGCTGCTGAGAAATCATCAAAAACAAATCCGAATAAAACGCCTTATTGATGCGTAACCGGCAATCCTGCTGTTTCTCCATCAACCCGCGCAGATCAAGCTGCACATCAAACGCCGTCTTAATCGCAGCCCCAGCGCCGGTTGCATCGTAATAACTAATCCCGCCCGGAAAAATCTCAAGCTCCCGATTTTTCATAGACGTCGGCACCTGCAACGGCGGGTTAGCCTGATAATCTATGCCCTGTTGCATCCGAAACTCAGCATTCTGCAAGCCCTTGATGTCGCCAAGCGCAAACATCCCAGGGCTCAAGCCATAAATATCCCCGCCAACCGTCTTCCAACGCGGACACACACACGGGAAAGACTTAAACCCCGATACCCGTAAAGGTCTGGCACGAAAAGACGCGTCGTAATAAACCGATTTCCACGCCATGTTCTTGGCATCCGGCAGGTTGGTATCTCTATCGGTACGCGGCTCAATCGCGTGAACAATGGTGACCCACTGATCAAGAGAACCCCGATCAAACTGATTTTGCCAAGCAAACGAAACATTTTCATAACCAAACTCCGCCACCACCGCCGCCAAGGGTTTTTGAAACTCGCGGTACAAGGTTGTCACCTCCCCGCGCCAATCGACAGACAACGCATACTCGCCAATGGTAAACGGGTGCAAATGGATAACATTACGGTAATCATCGGCGATCAACGCCGCCGCCGTACCAAAACAACCCAGTTCCTCATACATGCCATGTAACACCCGATACACATTGGACGCGGCAAACACATCCTCAATCTTGCCGGTCACCAGGCTTAACCAGACTTTCACCGGCTCAAACGCCAACAAATCCCGATCAGCCAAAGTCAACGCAAACCAAGGCCGAGAAGGCGAGGTCATGCCCGACATCATCCCCGCCGCCAACGTATTCAACGCATCGGAACCGGTATTGTCATAAATCGCATTAAACCGCTTATAACCTTTATTGCGATCACTCAGAAAAAAACGCCCGTTCACCGGCAACAAAAATTCACTCAACTCATACCAATGCTGCCACCAAGTCGAACGCTCGCTCTTCAACGCCCCCCAACGCTGCTGAAGCAAAACAACCTCTTTAGCCCACTCGCCACAGTCGATCATGAAAACAGCCACCGCAAGCCATTAATAAATTTAATCAGCCACTTAACCACCACAAGCAAGCCAATCAACGCCAAAACGTCCATCACTGCCCCAACAGCGTCTTCACGCCCAAAGTTTGCGATGAAACCGGATCGCCCAGTCCGCCTGTCAACAACGTAGACCCATACTGCTGAGCAGATTGCGCAGCAGTAGACGCCCGCACAGCCGCAGCAGCAGGCTGCACAGCAGCTTGTGGCGGCGGCGGAGCAGCAGCAACAGCCGGCGCGGATGGAGCAGAAAAACACATAAACTACCTCTTAAACGGATCATGACCCCGCACAGCAAACGCCTTATCACGACCACCACGCGGAATACCTTGTTTTTTCAAAACGGGAAAAGCAAACGACAGCGCCAGCGCATCCGCCTTATTCGGCGACGGCAGCTTACGCCGCTTCATATCCTGCTTACTCTCCAGCTGTATCTTCCCATCCAAACGCGGTACCGTTTCAGGACCGGTCAAATCAGCATACAACTCAGCATCATCGGGAATCGAACCGCCTTCCTTCAGCCAGTCTTTTGCCAGCCCCCACATTTCAGCTCGTTTATTCAGGTAGCCAGGATTAGATGACGCCCCGCCAAACTCCACCAGCCTCCAGTTACGACCTAAACTCTTACCCGCTGAATAAATACCGGTCCCGTAACCCATATCGATGAACACCGCATCTGCGTCATACTCATCCTCAAAATTCATCAGCAGGTTGGCGATATAAATATCATCATCATTCTTGGGTAACACCTTCAGAATTTTGAACATCAAACCCTGCCGCATGGCGATCACCAGATCATCATCGCCTTCCCAGGCCGGATCACAGGTAATGATGATCGGCGCAAAACTGACTTGCTCTTTTCGCAACATAACCTTTTGCGCAGCATCCACCAAGTTCGTACCAATAAACTGCTTAGTCGATGCAGACGGAAACATCCCGCGAACCCGAACCTTCACCCTGTCAGAGTCAATGCCGAAATCGGCAATGTCTTGCGCGATCTTCTCTTTGTTGGGCAGGTGAGCCGTGCGGCTATCAATCTGCCGAGTAATCCAGCGATGACGCATGCCATGAAACGATTTATGAAACTCACCACTGCCGCGCACCGGATTACCGAACGTAAAAAACATCGGTTCCCCGTCAGTCAATCCACCTTCAGCCACCTCAAAAACTTTGTTGTGGATCGCTGAGGCCTCATCGAAAATATAAAAAGATGTGGAATTGGCGGCATGCTGCCCAGCAAATGATTCAGAATTGTGCTCATCAGACGTTTCACCCTTCACCACCCAAGATTCTGGGTGATCATGTTGATAAATCTGCATATTCCCCTTGCCGGTGTTGATCTGAAACAACGAAGCCGTAATCGACCGATTAAACCAATAGGCGATCTGAGCCCAGGTTTTGCCATGCAACTGGGTGTACGTGTTCGCGGTCACAGTCCCCTTGCAAAAAGGCCGAGTGCTCATTATCCACGGCACCAGCCAGCCGGTAAGACTCGATTTGCCAATACCATGACCGGACGCCGTAGCCATCCTAATCGGATCAACTGCGTGTTGGCCGTCAAAACGGCGCTTGCGCACCTCAGCACCCAATTCTTCAAGAAAGTCACAAGCCCATAAATCCGGACCAAACTCAGATTGATATTTGTCACGGTATTGAGCCGGCAACGGCACCAGTTGAATTGCCTTGTCAGTTGTCCATGGAAACGCATACATCACAAATCCCAGCGGATCGTCATAGAACTCAGCCATCCGAGCGGCCAATTCTTTCAGATCATCAGCGGTCATTTTACAATCCGCTCGCGCGCTTCAAGCAACATATCGGCAAATGAGTTATCAACCTCGACAGCCAACTTATCTTTCAGCATGCCTTGGTGCCGCATAATCAACTGAATCGCATCGAGCTTAGGCCACAGCTTGATTTTATATGTCCGACCGACAAGCTTGCCGTCTTCGTCGGTTTTGTCGATAACTTCAATACTTTGTACCGCACCAGCCAACGCATCAGGCCAGTCCTGTACGGGGATAACGGCCCCATCGGCATCAAAGAACGCCTTCAGATTGCTATAGCCTATAACGATCAATTCAGACAATACCCTGTCTTGACTAACGCCAACTCTAAGCGCTCTTTCGGCCTGTTTCTCTTCGATTGCTTTCACAATAGCCGGATTTGTCAGGTTCTGAGAAGCCTGCTGACGCGCAGACTTATTGCTATAGCCAGCACGAATAGCGGCTTGAGTACCATTGGCATCCATCAAGTACTCATCAACAAATAACTGTTGGCGAGCATTTAAAATATCGTACGCGGCACTCAAAACCTAACTCCAAAAACGCGACAATCGCCGCAAAGCCACAAACAAAAAAAATTCCAAAAAAAAAGCCCGCTCGTTTCCGGGCAGGCTTTCGTCAAGTATAGCGATTTATAGGGCAAAACTGCGTCAGTGTCAAGCAGCGTCAATCAATGCGCCAAACACGATTGCACCGCCATATCTAAACCACTGAGATAACTAATAATTTCCCGATACCGTCCAACCCAGCGCCGCCGCCAAGTAGGATCAGAAAAACCGACAAACTGGGCCACTTTGCGCCCGGATAGCGGTTCGACACCCAATTTCCCAGGCTCTGGCCGCACGACATCAAACACCGCCACCCGAGAAATCCGCAGCAACAATGCCTGATCGGCATCCCAGCTTTGCCGCTCAGCCAGTTCAGCAGCGCGGTCGCAAGTGGCAGAAACCAGCCATTCAGTCGCTTGCGGATCCAGCAAGTACTTAGCCAGCGCAAAACTCATGGCATCAGAAGCCAAGCCACCCAACATCCCGGCCAGCTCGCTCTTGGTCAACACCACATCACCACTACGCCCTGAATCGTGTTCAGCCAACATCGACCCCACACCCATCAAAGCAATCAACTCGACCCGCTCAAATCGTTCAACCTTTGCTATCAACCACCTCCGCCTGTTCGGCATACTGTTTACATTTACGGCCCAAAAGCTTGCCCTTATCACAATAATCCTCGCCCCACTCAGTCCGCACCCAAGCGCAGCCCGCACACGTCCCGTTTTCCAGCGAGATCAACAAATCCAGCGGGTCGCGATACCCCCGCCGTTCTAAAATTTCAGCTATCCACACCTCCCATTTAAAAAAACTTCTGCCTGACATCTTTGGCGGCCATGCGCCCAACCTCGCCCAACCTAAAACTTTTAACGTTGGGCGGCTGCAACCCTTGTCTTTTCTACCTTTGCCTAACGTCCAAGGTAAAACAGTAAAATAAAAAAAATAAAAACGCCGAAGATTACACGCGCGTACACGCGCGCGCGTATGTGTGCGCCCAAGGGAAAAACCTTGGACATTGGGCGAACCCATGCGGAGCGCGGTCTACAGCCGCCCAACGTTCTAAATCCGCCCAGGGCGAAAACCCAAAACCTCCATTTTTTGCGTGCGAGCTGCCGCTGGCGCGAGGGCGAAGCGCGGCAAAAGAAAACAGAAAAAATCGCGAAAAACCGCTAGCGCAGGCGCAGAGTGGCGCGGCACATCGCCGAAGAACGGCGCGGAAGAAATAATGAGTCCTTCGGACGTTAATTTTGATTTTAAGCATTCTGACTCTCCGAAGGCGTCGAATATTTTTCAAAGTCCGACTTGATCCGGCGCTGCTCAAGCGGTCTTAGAAACCCACGGCGCCGCAATACCCCGCACCGAGGGCTTGGCTCTTTCACATTCACCCATCCCATAGCAGCCATCACGCGACCCAAACGTTGCGACATCTCGCCCCTGGGATCGATCTTTTGCCGCTCTATCCCGCAGCCTTTAATCAACAGGTAATTGGTTGGAAACCAGTTAAAGTCAGAATTGAAATTGTTATTGATGAATGAATCCAGCAGCTCGATCCACTGATCGTCTTGCAATCGGGCATTTTGTTCGGGCACGAAATACAGATCTTCTTCTTCCCGCGCCGGGTAATAGCGCTCGCCGGAATTCACGCGGTGAATCGCCTCGGCAAACAACAGCTCTTTATGCTCTCGAAGCCATTCAATATCGATCTCTGTACAGCGGAGGGGCCAGATACGTCGATTACCTGTCATGTCACGCAGATACTGATCCAAATTGGTTGTGCCGCCAAAAACACAACAACGAGGCGAAACGATCGGCCGCTTGTCATACGGCCGGCGGAACTTGTCGCTAACCACGGTCATGAACTGTTTGAAATCCCGATCTTCGGCTCGGTTAAACTGACCCATTTCGGCGAATTCATGCAACCAAACACCCTGAATGGCCATAATGCCTTCGTTGGTATTGATCTCAAACGCGGACTCAGAAAACCACGGCTCAGCCAAGGCGCGGAACAATGTCGATTTACCCTGACCCTGAGAACCCTCAAGAACCAGGCAATAATCAAATTTACAGCCAGGCCGGAAAGCACGGGCGATCATGCCCATAATGAAAAACCGGCCGGCCAGCTTTAAATATTCCGAGCGCTCGCTATCAGTAACCTCGGCCAGCCAGTAATCAAGCCGATCAACACCGTCCCATGCCGGCAGCGAATTTAAATAATCTTTCAGCGGATGATAGCGATGGTAATCTGCAGCCAGGGAAACACCGTCCTTGATCGTGGACTGGCTCTTGATGACCAGATTTAAGTTATCAACCAGCCACTCATTAAATCGCAAATCGTCAGAGTCCTGCCAATCGCCAAGTGTTTGGTTCCACGGCGCATTGTGTCGCTCATATGATTGAGCAAATTCGTTATAGCGGATGCAGCCCTTTAGCAGTGGATGATGCCGCAAAATCTTGCCGATATTCGACATACAAGGCTCATACGCGCCGTTGGATTTTTTCAGCAGATCATCCGACCACCACGGCCCTTGGCCAGGTCGAGGCTCATCATCCGCCGGCGGCTCATCACCACCCGAACCCAAAGCACCATTCCCGCCGCCAGCGCAAGCAGGTACAAGCGGGGGATTGACTTTGTTTTCCTCGGTATCCGGCAAATCCGGCTTAAATCGCCGAGATTTAGTCTTAATGTATTCGGCCAATCCGTTAGAGTCCAGCCCGTCGCCGGCCGCATCCACAATATCCCAACCGTTTTTCTTAACGCCAGGCTCATCGATGTCCATCACGAACACCGTACAATCAAACCCGGCCAGAATAGACGCAATCTGCTGAGCTGTTTTATAGCCAGGCTGTTGCTCCAGCGGCAAATAATCAGGCACAAAATCCGCCGGCGCATCCTTGGGTCGCTTTGCGCGTTGGCTATCAGTATCCGGCCAAATCACCACGCGTCGACCAGCACACGGCGACCAATCAGCACGATCAGGAACCTTTCCACCGCCTGGCCAGGACAAAACAGCCAAATCTGGAAGGGATTCATGCGCAAAATCCGCACACTTCTCGCCTTCCACGATAAAAAGTGTCGCCTCAGGCTTGGCCGCCAGGCGATCTAGGCCGTAAAGCGGGCGCGGCTGCGTCCATTGCATCCAGCGCCAATCACATTTTTTGGTTTTTTCGTGCCGAGCCCAAACCAGAGGATACAGCTCCTTGCCGCCCTCTGAATTAGTGTAACGATACATATAGCCCAGCAGCTCACCGCTCAGGCCTTTATACGTATAAATGGCCTCCGGTAATCCTCGATACATATGCGCACGAGGTACGGCTGTTACATTGGCAGGTGCCGGCAGGGATAGCCATTTCGGATCTAAATCTTTATCGCTCTCGGGCGGATTATTCACCGCCCGAGTAGGCTTTTTCGTCGCAGCAGCCCCTTGGCTGCTGTTAGTTGGTTGTTTCTTTGAGGACTGTCTCTTCGAATCCAAATACGGCTCAACGCCGCAAATCTCTGCCACGGCCACCGCTGCCTCAGCAGACTCAATGCCATGCAGAAACTGATAGAGATCGATCATATCCGTGCCGATATCGCCGGTCGCAAAATCCACCCACAAACCAGCCTTGCCGGCAACATTCACTTTAAAGCTACCGACATGCGCATCCGCTCGCGTCGGATTCCGGCACACATATTCCGGCCCCTCGAACTTTCCACCCGGCAACCAGTCGCACACCAGCTGCCGGATCTGATCGAGACTGGCCCGCTTAATGGCAGGAAAATTAATTTTAGCCACGGCCTAAAATCCCTTTAAAAATCCGTAAGCTCATCAATCGCAATCAGGGCACGCTTTAGCCACGCCAACACCGACCACCAAGGCACCAACAGCATGCTCAAACGGCGGCGCCAACGTAGTGACTGCAATCGTGTAAGGCGGTATTGCCTGAAGATCGTCCCATTCATCCAAAACGCGATAATCAGCCAGATGAGGGATCGCCAAAAGCCGCTCAATAAAGGCATTCTTCTTAGCTCCGTCCTCGCCGTAGACAATGACTATACTCATCACCTAGCCCTGGCCAATTGCGACGGTTTTAAATGCAATACCAAATCCTCTTTCATCACCTTGGCGACGCTTCGAAGCTGGTCAGTTGTCAGGGTCCGCACCGCCAACCCTAAAATAGTGCCATCTCTAAACCCCCGATATACCGCACCGGGGATCGCCCACGCATCTTCGTTAGCCGGATCGGCAAGCACGAAACTACGCGAACCGATATGCGCCATCGCCACAAAATCAGTTTTTAATTTTTTCGCTTCATCTCTCATAAAATCACCGTCATGATAAAAAACAACAACCAAAACCCAACCCGCCAAGGTCCAAAATGACTCACCAAGGCCCAAATAACCGCCAATGGCAACAGCAGGTAATCAATCCATCGCATCAGCCACATCCTCAGGAAACAACCCGGCATGCATCGCCTTCAGCACCGCCGCAATCCGCGCATTATCGTGCCCGGCACTCACGCCCAATTTCGTATAAATCATCCCTAAATGTGTACTGACGGTTTTCGGCGATATCGCCAACCTGACAGCAATCGCCTTGTCACTCAACGCCATACACACCAACCGCAAAACCTCCATCTCCTTTGCTGTCAAATAAAACGGCAGAGAGACAGGAGCGGCCTCTGAACGATTAACCACATACAACGGCACTGGCTCACACATAAAATCCCCTAGACAGAAAACACCAGGCAATCAGCCCGATACCCGCGCCGATCAAAATCGACGATCCTATGCCTGCCGCAAAAAGACCGCCCCATGGAGGCGGCGGCATATAGGCAAGGTAAGAGCAGACACATCCATCCGGTCTGCAAGCGGTTAAAACTGGTAGCGACCAGAGGACTCGAACCCCTGGCTCCGGGTGATAATCCCGGTGTTCTGCCGCTGAACTAGGTCGCGTTAGAAAATAGCTAGTACAACTACTTACGTATTCCTGCTTATTTCCGGTCGGGTTCCGGCCATGACGGATCGCCGCCAGCAACGCGAAGGATTAAAGTGGCCTCGTGATGACGTTTTTTAGCCCAATCGAGCAATATCTCATTCACTACCTCAGAGCGCGGGCGCTTACCGGCACTGGCATAAGCATCCAGCACAGCGGCTACGGCATCAGGTATTTCGACACGAAGCTCAGGCATCGAAAATATGAGGTGCAAATTTATAAGGGGGAATACGGCCTTCAACGGCTTTACTTAATCTTTTAGCCGTATCACCTCGCGGCAATGCATCGCCGCGCAAATATTTGCCGATAGCGCCTTGTGTTAAGCCGGCTTTTTCAGCTAAAGCTGCTTGGGTGTCACAAAGCGCAACCGCTTCGGCGACCGACTTTTTTACGATATCTTTAATTTGAGAGGTATTCATGGTTATAAATAATACCAGAGTATTACACGGAGTCAATACCAAGGTAGTTTGTCTAAATAATACTTTTGTATTAGGCTTTAAATCTATGAAATTAACTTACGGACAGCGGCTTCAGATCGCTAGAAACCACAAGGGCTTATCCCAACCGCAATTAGCGGAAATTTCAGGCGTCGGACAAGGCTCGATTTCAAAAATAGAAAGAGGAGGCCAGGACAGTTCATCTTATGATGCTGTACTTGCATATCACTTAGAAGTGGAAGCCATGTGGCTTTCAACCGGAGACGATAAATTTGCGCCGGATTGGTTAGTTTTAGACAATAAAATAAAGAAAACGCAGGATAAAGTTTCTGAGCCACCCAGCAAGGAATACAAATCAATACACTACGGAAGCTTTAGATTGGAAGCAGGAATCAACGGATTCACAATAGATTTTTTAGACGAAAAACTTGAGCCCATCTTTTTAAGAGAAAGCTGGCTAATAAAAAGAGGGCTTAAAGCTGAAAAATTGCTGGCCTGCGAAGTCACGGGGGAATCAATGGAACCAACGCTTTCAGGCGGCGACTCAGTCATCATCAACACGGCGGACGTAACCCCGCAGGACGGAAAGGTTTTTGCAATTAATTACGAAGGCGAGTTAGTCATTAAAAGACTGCATCGAGACTCGGGACAATGGTTTTTACAGTCCGATAACCCGGATAAGACACGATACCCAAACAAGCATTGCTCTGAAGAACTATGCCTAATTCTCGGCAAGATTGTTTATATTTTAAGCGAAACAATTTGAGTTTTATAAATGAAAAAAGCCTTAACTTTTGCAACATGTTCAGCTAGCGCCATATTGTTAACCGCATGCTCAATCACCCTCCCGGTCCAAGGTCAAATGCAAGGCAGCCCTGAAACTTTTACCGGTACTGCAACCGGCTATCTTAATAGAAGCGGCATTCTAGAGGTAAAAACAACATCTGGAGCGATCTGTAAAGGCAAGTTTGTTTACATTGATAGCCGCCAGGGAAACGGTGTATTCACATGCAACGATGGCAGAAACGGACCCTTCGAATTCACATCAACCGGCAGATCTGGACTAGGCGTAGGCTCGCTGGGCGATAGAAAGCTGACGTTTACCTTTGGTGATTAAATGACACTCAAGGAAAAGTTTGATATCACCTTCAAAACAGCATTGCTTCTGTTGCTTGCTTATATTGCATACCAATCCGACGAAATACATATCAACGGAGGCGGCCTCAATGTAACTGGCTCGATCATATGCACGCCAGGCTAACAAAAAAAATCATAATTACCACATCAAACCCGCCTTGAGCGGGTTTTTTATTGCCCTTCGTAAGACATCAAAATTTTTTTTCATCGTCGAAAAAAATAAAATAATACCAGGGTATTTACATTTATTAATACTATGGTATTATTTTCATCAGCCCGCGTAGGTCCGATTAGCGTCAGCGTAATCGGACGCATGCCGGACACTGGAAGCCCCAAGCAGATCAAGTCGGAGCACCCGCCCGCCGGAGCCTATCCGGCACCTGCATTACCGAACCGGAGAGTCATCATGCAAATCACCATCACAATCCCGTTGCTCGACCACGAAGCCTGGGCGCTTGCCCAATTCGTCAAGCGTCTCAGCTACCGAGAAATTCGCGATAACGCTGTCGACGAACAGGAAGCAGACAATATGAAATCCGCCATAAACAACCTGCAGAAATCACTAGCCGAATCCGGCTTCAACCCTAGGTAAACCAACATGAATACAACCACCAATAAAAAGGAAGCCAGAGTCATGAAGAATTTTTACATCAGACTGCAGTTGATGAATGGTTCAGCAACATATCGGCCTGTTATCGCATCGACCAAAGCAGAAGCATTTGAAAAAGCGGAAGCCGCTTGTTCATTACCGGTATCAAGCATGGGAGTAGCGCTCGTAACTGATATAGAGCAAAAAGAAGAGGGAATAGCAGTCACAACAATCCTTACCGAGCGACAAATACAAGCCTTTGCAAATTTTCTAGGCCGACTCGAAGCCTGGGCCATTTCCGAATATGCCACAGATCGCGCGGAATTACGCTTAATCAAAGACGGCGTAGAAGCTCTAGAAAAATCGCTCCACGAAGCCCAAAAAAATCAAAACGCATGACCAAGTCAATCAAGAAAGCCCTGCTGGCCAATATAAATAAAGTATTGATTAGCACTCGAGGTGAGGTCGGCAGGGTTTTCTTGATGGGCCAACCATCCTGGAAGCCGTAAGCAGTAAGTCAGGGCAACATGCGCGCCGGCCGCCCGCCGGTTTTTTCTAAGGAACAACCATGCCATCCATCAAAGAGCAAAAACCAAGGATCAAAATCACAAACTGGAGCGATGAGGACAATTTAGAAATCACGCTAAACAATAACCCAGCGACAGATTTACTAGCCGGCGAATCCAAACATTTCGAAATCAAAGCTGGAGACAAGCTAAAGCTTGTGGGCGCTGGTGATGATATCGCGGTTGAAATCGAAAACGAAACCGATCATCACCAATTCTCTTACCACGAAGATGACCAGCACGAAGAAATGCTCGATCACTGGGAATCCGACTGTATCGACCTCGATGCTGGCATCACGCTTCATATCCGTCTCCACCAGCCTACTGAAGAATAGGAGAAAAACATGGACGCCTTAAAACTAAAACCCAAAACCCGGTACCCGCTACATACCCCCGCGCCACGTATCGAGCCGCACTTCAGCGACGCAGACCACGTTATCGTCACCGCGCACCTGCCCGAACTTTTCCTCCAGGCACTCGCCAACTTCCTTAACCGCTTGGAACCGGAAACCATCCGCGCTCACGCAGCCAGTCCGCTAGAACTCACTCACATCAAAGAAGGCTTAGAAACGCTGCAAATCGCCCTCCGCGATGCACAAGCCATTCCGGCCCCGCGCCTCCCTGAAAATATCTACCATGGCCCGGCAGAAACCGCCCCGCCAGACGCCATGGAATACATCAATATCGTCCTCGATCGCACAGCGCAACGCCACGGCGTCGACCAACAAGATTTGATGGCCGCCAAAAGACTAGCATTACATCATTTAAAAGCCGGCGCCACAGCAGCCCATGCCCATTCTGAAGCCCTAAAAATCATCAGAAACCATCAGACGGCCCCAGCCGCATAAAGGAGAAAAACATGATCCGCCTATCGGACCAAACAATAAAAGAAAACATCGCTTTAATCGTCATTGATTTTTCAAGATATATGGTTCTGCAAGAAACATACGCCAAGGTTTTCGAGTATGAAAAACGGACCGGTAAAATTTTCGGGGATGAAGAAGAGTGAGTAAACCTTTACGTGTTTTAAGTCTTGGTGCCGGGGTCCAGTCATCAACATTGGCGCTAATGGCAGCCCATGGCGAAATCGAAATGCCCGATTGTGCGATTTTCGCTGATGTTCAAAGTGAGCCCGCCTCGGTTTATATTTGGTTGGATTGGTTGGAAAAGCAACTACCGTTCCCAGTTTATCGGGTGTCGGCTGGTGTGCTAGCAGATACCGCTCTACAAGTTCGAATTTCGAAGAGTGGCACCCATTACCAAAAGTCGTCGCCGCCCGCCTTCATAATTGATGATTCTTTTGCTGTTGGCTTATTAAAGCGGCAATGCACATCCGATTTTAAAATTACACCGATAATTCGCAAATTGCGCGAGCTTGGAGGCAAAGAATCTGGTGTTTCTCAGATCATCGGAATTAGCTGGGATGAGCGGATCAGGATGAAGCCTGCTCGTTATTCATGGATCACAAATACTTACCCTCTAATCGATCATCGCATTACTCGCACACAGTGCAAAGAGTGGATGGCAGCTAAAGGCTATCCAGAGCCGCCCCGGTCTAGCTGCTATATCTGCCCATATCGCTCTTCGGATGAATGGGTTCGCCTGCAAACTAATGAACCTGAATATTTCGATAAAGCGATAACTTGGGAAAAACAATTCCAAACAACAATGCATCAAGTGTCTGGATTTCGCGGAACGCCTTTTTTAAATCGCGAATGCAAACCTCTTGATCAAATTGATTTTGCATCGCAATTGATAAGTCATCAAGTTGATTTATTTGGACAAGAATGCGAAGGAATGTGTGGCGTATGAAAACGAAACTTATCGTAGACATCTTCGCCGGGGGCGGCGGCGTCAGCACCGGAATCTACATGGCCACTGGCCGCCATCCCGACATTGCGATCAATCATAGCGACGACGCACTTTCCATGCACCGCGTCAACCATCCGAAAGCTCGGCATTTTATTGCCGATGTATACGAGGTTTGTCCGTTAGGGGCTACCCAGGGCAAGCCAGTTGGTTGGTTGCATATGAGCCCCGATTGCCGTCATCACAGCCAGGCCGCCGGTGGACAGCCCCGCAGCAACAAAATTCGCGGACTCGCCTGGGTAGGTTATCGCTGGGCCGGGCAGGTTAAACCCGACGTAATCAGCTTGGAAAATGTTACCCAGATTTTGAAATGGGGCCCACTGATTGCAAAACGCTGTAAATCTACCGGGCGCGTCATCAAGTTGGATGGAACAGTAGCATTACCAGGCGAACGTGTACCCGTTCAAGAGCAATACCTTATTCCCAATCCAAAACGCGCAGGCCAAACGTGGCGCCGGTTTACTGCCGCCATTCAATCGCTAGGCTATTCACTGGAAAGCAAAACGCTTTGTGCGGCAGATTTTGGAGCACCCACCACCCGCGAGCGCTTATTTATGATCGCGCGACGGGATGGTAATCAAATAGCTTGGCCTGAACCTTCCCATTTTAAAAAACCCACAAAAGAGCAAACTAAATGGCGAGCCGCAGCGGAATGCATTGACTTCAATATTCCCTGTCAGAGCATTTTCGACCGCAAAAAACCCTTGGCTGACGCCACAATGCGCCGGATCGCCAAGGGATTAAAACGCTATGTGCTGGAAAGCGCGGATCCGTATATCGTTCAAATCGCACATTACGATGGCCAGAACCGAACGCACTCAATACATAATCCGCTCAAAACTATAACAGCGGCCACCAAAGGAGGAGAATTCGCAATGGGCGTTCCAGTGATTGTGCCTGCAACCCACCAAGGCGCGGACAGGGTTAATGACATACAAGAACCATTAAAAACGGTGACGGCTGCACATCGCGGCGAAATGATGCTATCGACTCCAATTCTCGTAAAATTTAGGGCGGAAAGTTCGGGATCGTCAATTGAAGATCCAACCGCCACAATAACAACTGAAAACAGATTGTGTACGTTATCGCCAGAGCACGAAGAGAAAGCGCAACGAGTGGCCGCCTTCCTAATGCATTACTACACAGAAGGTGGAAGCCAGCACGGATCGCTAAAAAATCCAATGGCGACCATCACCACCAAGGACCGACTCGCTCTTGTCACAGTAACAGTAAACGGTACACCGCACGTCATTATCGATATCGGCCTGCGCATGTTGCAACCTGCGGAACTGTTCAGAGCGCAGGAATTCCCTGACACCTACGGCATTGAGCAAGGTCACGATGGCCGAAAGTTTTCAAAAACCATACAAGTAAGGCTATGCGGCAACAGCGTCCCACCACCTTTAATGGAAGCGATTGTTCGCGCCAACATTGATCAAGCTGGTTATTTGAAATGAAAGAAAAACCCATAATATTTTCAACGTCTATGGTCCAGGCTATTCTCCACGGCAGAAAAACTCAAACCCGGCGTATCGTTAAGCTAAAACTAAACAAGGATGGCGAATTTCTACACGCAAACAATCATGACTTAGCGCATAAAGAAATCATTGAATTTAGGCAACAAACTGGCCGATGGTTTGGTTTGTCCGGATACAGCACGCTGGCTTATTCAAATTGCCCCTATGGAGATATTGGCGATAGGCTTTGGGTGCGTGAGGCATTAATAGAGTCGTTTGAAAAAGGTAAAGGCACAGTCACTCGGTACGCAGCTGATGGAGCTGATTTGTGTTATGGGTGGGATTACCATGTCAGAAAAAGACCATCAATCCATATGCCTCGCTGGGCCAGTCGTATCAACTTGGAAATCACCAGCATCCGCGTTGAGAGATTGCAGGATATTAGCGAAATTGATGCGCTTGCAGAAGGTGTTTCCGACAATATGGGGATTCGCTTTCAATCTGGAGACGATACACCAATAGGCATGTACGCAGAGCTATGGGAATCAATTCATGGGCAAGGCTCGTGGGATGCTAACCATTGGGTTTGGGCAATTGAATTTAAAACGGTATCAGTATGAAGCCATCAGATTATCTAAAAGAAATTCTAGACACACTACGCAGCCAAGAACGAGATAACCGGCTGTGGTCAATTGACGATCTGCAATGGTATTTCGACGTAGCGCAAGCGCAAGCCTACAAAATAGCTAACCATCCAACTTTCCCAAAACCGATCAGAGCGCTAGAAAAAGGCCAACCGCGTTGGAAACCGGAAGAAGTTAAGGGGTGGGCGGAAACCCGAAAAAGTGCTGCGTGATTATTTTGACTGGATCAATTTTGGATCATAAACCCTGCATACTGCATTCTATAAGGGTTTATGGTGCCGAGGAGAGGACTTTTTTATATTATAGTCCTTTTTATTGTTTTATATTTCTCTATATTTTTTATCGCCTTACGTTGATTAGAATCTAAATTTTGTTATTCTTTTATGGTCTTTTTTATTCTTTGTGGATCAAAATTGGATCATGGCAACATTTACAAAGCGCGGCGACAGTTGGTACGTACGAGTTAGAATCAAAGGCATCAGTAGGGCGGGCAGCTTTCCGACAAAGGGGAAAGCTCAAGCCTGGGCCACGCAAACCGAAGCGGATATTTTAGCTGGAAAAGCAGAACAGGCCCCCAGTACAAAAACATTGGCCGAGGCATTCGACCGATACGCCGAAGTTATTTCCCCCACTAAACGCGGATCCAGATGGGAAATTATTCGATTAAATAAATTCAAATCCCTGCCGTTTGCTTCTCATAAAATAGGGGAGGTCACTACACCCACGCTAGCCGAATGGCGAGACGAACAATTGAAAACGCTAAAATCCAGTAGCGTAAACCGCGAAATGAACCTGCTTGCATCCGTCTTTGAAATCGCGCGGCGCGAATGGAAATGGATAGAGATAAATCCGATAAGAGACGTAACCCGGCCAGCCCAGCCGAGGCACAGGGAAAGACTTTATAATACAGACGAAATAACTAAAATCACCAACCAACTTGGATATACAAAAGCCAAGCCGGAAACGAAACAACAAATCATTGCAGCAGCCTTTCTGTTCGCACTCGAAACCGCCATGCGCCGCGAAGAAATTACCACACTAACATGGGATCGTGTCAGCTTAAACGATAGATTCATCACGCTGCCGATGACCAAAAACGGCGAGGCCAGAGACGTCCCGCTCACGACAAAAGCGGTCGAAATCTTAAAAAAAATGCAGCACCTGGAAACACCGTTTCCGGTCGATAAAGATGTCCTGTCGACATTATTCCGCCGTGCCTGCAACGATACGGGCATAAAAGACGCTCACTTCCACGACTCCAGAGCCAACGCCATCACCGCATTATCTCAGCAGCTCGATATACTGGAATTGGCTAGAGCAATAGGGCATAGGGATGTAAGAAGCTTACAAATTTACTACCGAAAGACAGCGGCAGATATTGCTAAAAAACTCCGCTAATGCCGCACTCCCAACCCCAAAGCCAAAGGATTCCCCGTCTCACCCTCAGCAATCGCCTGCACCCCAGACCAAGTATTATTAATCTGTACAGCCGGCAATCCCATCGTTTCCCCAAGCTCCGTAACAAAAGCCTTCCTAAACTGCTTATCAAACTCCCCTTGCCAACCCTGTTGAGCCAACGCCGCCGTATCGTACACAAGACGCAACCCCGTAGGCCCATTGTAATTATCCAAACCGTTCGAAATCATAGACCCCATTTCCCGGCCGCCGGCAAACAACCCAAACAAAAAGGAAAATTCCTCTTTCAAAGCCCTAGCCCACACCTCATCGTCATCACCACCGCCCACAGTAGGCGTCAGCAAATCTTTCAGCAACCAAGTTAGCTGCGGCACCACCACCAGCAACAACAGCATATCCACCCCGGTTTTCGCCGTCTCACGCGCCGCCGCGTCTTTATTCTTATTCACCTTGTACGACAAATAGACGTTATTCAATGTCATATTCATAAACGAATAAAACGCCGTAAACAGTTTGATCAGCGCCGGCCCGCGCTCGATCCCGGACTGATCGACCGTTTCGCCGCCGCCTTGCGAATCTTTTACCGCTTGGTCAGCCAGCGACACCGCCAAATCATGGTCATTCGGATCCGCATCCAGCGCCTTCAAATAGCCACCCCACCAAGTCGGAATATCCGCCAACAACTGCGCACGCACCAGCAGCCAATACCCATAGCGGCTCATAAACTCCTTAAACCCACTCGGCCCGTTCATCTGCGTGGCTAATTCATGCAGATCCCGAAAGCGGTTCTGCGTACGCTGCTGAAGATAAACCGAAAACTGCATAGCCTCTCTTGCCGACTCAATCGGACTGGACGCGTACTTAGTCACCCCTTGGCCCCACCACTTCCAGCCCAATCGCGGAATAGAGTTAACCACGCCTATCGGCTGCAACATCGCCGTTTTCACCGAGAACGCCAGCGCCGACAGCGTCACCGATTGCCGCAAATACCCGGCCCAGCGTTCCAGCTGGTGATTTAATTTAGTCTGGCCCAAAATAATATCATTGCGCCAGGCCTCAAACTCTTCATGCACCGTCGGACCGTAATAGTTGGACATCGCTTCAAAGATGGACCGGTCCCGCAACAACCGATTCATATCAATAACCCATTCATGCCAAGCCAAGTCATGAATTACATTGCTCACACCAGAATAAAGCCCCTGAATATTCAGCAGCAAAGGCCGCCCGTTCAGCTCTTCCACCCGAGTCTCCAAATGCCCCCGCCGAGTCGCCGCAGCAGAAAACGCCGCTTTCATCGCATCCTTTAAATCCTGGGTATTGGAATTTTGCCGAGACATCAAATTCACACGCGGATCAAACACCACCGGATAATATCCGCCTTTCAATGTTACGGTCTGGCCGTCCGCTGTTTTAATAGTGATAGGCCGCGCCTTAATCCACAACGGCCCTTTAATCCCTAACCGCTTCTGCTTAGCCTCAATCAGCGGTCGGTACATTTCAAAATGATTCCAAACCTGTTGCGCCGCCAATACCTGATCACTAGTCAACGTCTCCAACACATCCATCACCTGCCGGGGAGTCAACCGCTCAGCCACGTTCGCAATCCCGCCCTGCATCAACCGGCTCATGTTCGATTCGTTGCCCACATTCAGCAGCACCGCAAAACGTTCCATAAAATTCAGCGACACGCCCGGAATGCTGGCGATTTTCCGCCCCTTACCGACCTTATCCATCACCGGCACCTTAGCCAGCACCGGCCGCAATATAGCATCCAGGGCGGCTACAGCATCACTCTTCAACCCAGTTTCATACGAAGCCCGCTCATTCGCCGGCATCAACATATAGCGCCACAGCGCGCCGTTATCCTTACCGCCATCCATAATCCGGATCCAGATCGGTACCCGGATATGCGCAATGCCAAAGGAATAAATTTTCTGCCCCCAACGGCCAATCAAATCGTTCGCGGACCTGACATTTTTCCCGCCCTTGCCGCCGTGGTCGACAATCTCCGCGTGGATATCATCCCGAATCTCTTCAAAGCTTTTCTTATCCAGCGCCGTTAACATGCGATGCTTAAGCCGCCCCAACTGCTCGATAGTTTGCACGGTATCGTACAAACCGCGCATTTCTTCAACCGTCGCATCTTTGTAAGACTTCACGGAGCTTTTATCGATCAAGTCCGCCAATAACTTAATCTGCTCTTCGTCATCCGCATAAATCAAATTACCGTTGCTATCACGGCTTTCAATCGCCGCCAAATACTCGGCCATCGCCTCCGCATTCAGCAAGGTTTCAGAAATATATGGCACCTCGCCCTCAGCAAGCCGCGCCTGCACCCAGCCACGCAACTTAGATACCTTGTCGATTTTCGCGCCCGACAGCTGCCGGAAGTTATACTTATCCAGCAAGCCCCTAATTTCATCGGCATAATCGAAATCGATTTTTTTCAAATCGCTGGTGTAAAACTTCTTAAAGTAGCGGACAAACTTATCAATATCATCCTGCGCACTAAACGCCTCACGCGCCGCATAAAAATTGATTTGCTGATTACGCTTTTCCGCTGCCGCCGTTTTAATATCGCCCGCTTTTTCCGCACTTGACGACGCAGCCGCCGCCCGCGACTCAGCGCGTTGATACTGGCCAGGATTCAAATCCCGCACCTTCAACTTGGCAATCAGCTGCTCAGCAAAGGCTTTGGCCGCCTGCATCAATAGCTTTTTCTCCCCG